CCCCGCGATCTTCAGGGCGAGCGCGTCGAGGGTGTACGTTGAGAACGGCGTATCACACCGCCTCTACTTCTTCAAGGACTTCGCCGGGCTGTCGATGGATTGGCCCTTGGCGCTCTTGCCGATACTGCCAGACTCCGGATAGTGCTTCACCGGGGCGGACAGGGGCTTACCGTGCAGATCGGCCGGGGTTTCGATGCCGGATTTGGTCGTGGGCATGGACGATAGAACCTCCGTTGACTAGTGTACAGGGTCGGGCAGGGAAGGGGGAACGTTCTAGTTGAAAGTAGATTCACTATTCGCTACTTATTCGCCGCCGCCCCGATGATCTTCCCTACAATCTCCGAGTGCCCAGCGAACAAGCCCAGGATCAGAACGATAAACAGCCACACGCCGGGGTGGATGCGTGCGACCCATCGCCGATTCTCCTCGGCGGTTGCCTGATCGGCGGATCGATGCGCTGCAAATAGCGTTTCCATGTCGTACACACGCCTTTTCAACGGGCATTCGTTAGGATGACGTTCCAGATCGTTGAGGCGATCCCGGTGTTTATCCACCGAGCCATTGATAGCCGCCAAGTGGTCGCGAATTCCAACTATCGTACCCTTGACTTCACCCAGGCTCTCCTTGAGGTTTCCGAGTGCGTCCATCACGGTCTCAAATTGATCTGTAGTCACTGGTCGCCCCATGTCGCTCCTAACGCGGCCTTGTACCAGTCCGTCCCCGAGGGGCGCAGACAGAAGGCGACTAAACGTTGGCGATACTTAGCCATACTATTGTTACCCCAAAAAGGGCGCGTGTGTCTGTTTCCAGCTCCCATCCAGAAACGGTATGCCGACCATTGGCAACCCTTGGTAGCTCACTCCCGTCAAGTTCACTTCCTCGTCATTGCGCTCCAGATCGTTGATAAGCATCTGGGCCTTCGTGGCGTGCTGCCCAGCGAGCGCCAGATTGAAATACGGATTGGGCGTGGCAGCGTCAGGTCCGGGGTAGCGCGCACACGACTCCAAGGCCATTTCGATCAGGACCTCGCCGCGGGACGCGATGGGCGGCGGCAGCGTCGGCGCAGCATCCGTGAGATCGTACTCCCGTGCCATGTACAGGTACGGGTAGACATAGGTAGCGATAGACGGCTTCGGCCACGCCTCGTAGCGCGCACTGCCGTATACAGCCGAGGCGTGTGCATTGATGACGAACAGATCGTTAGCTACATAGGTCAAGCCAGCCGGCCAGTAGATCTGCACACCGTCCATCAAGTCGGTAGCGACAGCAGCAGTCGCAGTGACCGGCGAGAAGGCGGTTTGGCCGGCCCGCATCCATTGGAATGTGGCAGTCCCGGTGGCGCCCCCAGTCACGACCTGGATGATGTAGCTGACGTCGGCCACGTAGGAATAGCCCAATGTCGTGGTCGAAATCGGTGCATCTCCGGCCGCGGCCACGGAGATCACAGCGTCGATGACGCCGCCAAGAATCGGATTGTAGTCCAGGAAGACGAACGCATAGGTCTGGCCAGATTGGGCGCGCTGGGGGTCCATGCCGGCCAGCTCGGTCTGCGTGAGCTCAAAGTGCAACCGGTATCCGTCTTTGGGGGAGACGATAACGATAAAGTAGCCGAAGTCGGCCGGGACCGTGTAGTAGACCTGGAGGATCTCGTAGGGGACCAGGGCAACGTCAGAGCCAGCCCATGGCCGGTCGATGAGAAGCTGGGTAGCCGAGAGCCACCCGATGATCGTGTAGTATGGGTAGTTGAGCCCATAGACGCGGATCTGGCGGCCAATCATCTGCGGGGTCCAGGCGGTTCCCGACCCGGTCACCAGGGTCGGCTGGCCGGTCGAGACGTTGGTCGATACGGTCCCTGTCGAGTACAGCGCAGCCGGCGCGAACACGCCAGTTCGGCGGCGCCAGGACCACTCCCTGCGGGATTGCAGAGTATGCCAAGCGTCGTTGATGAACTGTCGTGATAGCGCGTGACCTACCTTGGGCGCACGGCCCAAGAGCCGATTCGACAGCGTGACGAAGTCGTCCATGCGGCGACCTCGGCGCTACCCGGTGCGGGCGATAACAACGACAACTTCGGTGGTGATGGCGCCACCGGCCGTGGTGAACGTCACGGTGCCGCCCGACCAGGTGGCTGCCGTGATCGCCGACCCCGGCGAGATCAGCACAGCCAGGATGTTATTCATCCCCGTGTCGAGTGTATTGGTGCTCGCCCCCGTGATCTCGAAGACGCGCAGCACAAGGTCGCCGATCACGTGGCGAGTCGGACTATTGACGATGGAGACGGCTGCCATACGATCCTTCCTACGCGATGAACGACCCGAGGTTGACATCCACGGTGGTCGCCGAGACGAACGTCCCGATCACCTGGGAGGCCGGCGCGGTACCAACACCCGTGGTGTAGTTGACCTTCGCGGTATCGGCGGTGGAGTCGCAGATAGCCTGCGCGCCGGCCAGTGCCGCCCCGATGACGCAGGTCACGCCCTTGCCCTGGATGCAGATGTCCGTGATGTTGCTGGCGGTCGCCGCGACGGTGAAGACGCCGGCCACGCGATTGACGGAGCCGGACGGACCCACGTCGCAGAACCGCTTGTCGTTGGTGACGATGGCGAGCGTGCGGTCCTTCCAGAAGGCAAGCTGGCCAATGGCCACGGCGCCGATGGGGGTCGCGGACGTGGCGCCCGAGTCGAGCCGAACGCGGGCGTGCGCCCGGTTCGTGTTCGGATCGTAGAACGCACAGCCGATCTCTCCACGGGAGTAGAACGGGAAAGTCGCGGTGTCCGGAGCGTTGGTGTCGTTGGCGACACCCTGGGGCATGAACGGATTTTGGATTCGCTGGTAGACTTGCATGTTGGTTTCTCCTCTGCTCCTTTGCTCCGGCTAGGATTTAAAATTGTACCCATAGCAAGAGTAGCCGGGCAGCACGGTCAGGTTGTGTGCCAGCAGGACCTTGCCGACGATCTTGGTGTTGCCGGCCGATGGGATGAATCCGTCGTCGTCGAGCGACCCGTTGAACGGCGCATTCTTGCTGATCCGATACTTGATCATGGGCTTGCGGGCATTCAGCATCCAGATCGTCTCGCCGTAGGTGTTGGGGGACGCACCGGCATCGTACATGGCGGTGGGGGTCGGGTACGCGGTAATCGCGCCGACCGTGGTGTAGGTCAGATAGCGGACGGCCACACGGTCGGCCGCGCCGGCCGACCCCATTAGGTACGAACCGGGAACGTAGCGGCCGGCCAGAATCGTGGCACCGTTGTACTCCAAACCGCGGAACCCGCCTTTGGCGATGGTCACGTTCTGGAATCGCTGGATGGTCTGGAAATTCGACTTGATGAACCCCTGGCCGACCGGAGTCGTCACGATCAGGTTGGGCTCGTACTCTCCGGAGCCGTAGTTGACCGACTGGTACATCTGCTCCAGGACCGGCAGGGTGATCCCGCCGCCAGCGAAATCGACCGGCGCGGGTGAAAGCATACGGCCGCCGTAAGTGGCGCGCGTGCATTGTCCGTAGGTGGCATAGGCGGCTCCCTGCCAGCCAGTCGTCGAGCCGTCCGAGAGAGCTTCGTCCAAGCCGTTGATGAGCTTGACGTAGTTGCCGCTCTGACCCTGGAGGTAAAGCTGGAGCGCGGTCTGCGCGCCGAGCTGCATGTAGGCGGAATCCACACGCTCCTCGACGAGCTTCACGACAGCCAGCGGGCCGCTGTTGAAGACCTTGATGTCCTCTTTGAAGAACGGGATCAGGACCGCCTGGAACTTCGGATCGAAGCGAAGCTGCTGTTCGATTTGTCGGTTGTCGGCCGGGAGATCCTGTCCCTTGGCGTAGCTACCGCCATCCTGGACATCGTACTCGAAGTTGTCGTTCCACGAGGAGCCACCCTCGACCTCGTCGAGGCAGTTCGAGTCGAGAAACGACATCAACGGGTCCTTGTTGAAGACCAAGTCACGGAGTTTGGGTTGCTCGTCGATGTAACGCCGTGTCGTTACCTCGATCATACTCAGGTTGTCTGGCAATTTCGTGGCTCCTAAATTGAAATCGAACTACTACTGCTACTACGGCTACTGAACTCCTTTGGTCCCGCCGTACTCGCCAGTGACAGCGGCGCGCACGACGGCATTCCGGTCATACTTGCGTTCGCCCGCTTCTTTGGACAGCGGGGAGATCGAGGACGAGGGGGAGGCATCGGCGCCAGCCGGGAAGAACGAGTTGGTTTGACGCTTGGCCAGTTCTTCTTTGACGCGCCGATCCACTTCCTTGTCGGTGGCTTCTTTGGCCACGCGGTCGGCCTCGGGCTTATCCCACTCGTCATAGGCTGCCACGAGGTCGCCGCCCTTGGCCGAGGCCAATTCGGCGATCTTGGCCATGTCCAATTCGCTCTTGCGATTGTTGCGGCGGTGACGATCCGCGATAGTGAGGGCTGACGTGAACAGGGTCGAGACTTGGGGCGCCAGATTGGTCTGCCAGTATTTGGCTACCATGGCGCCAACGGCGTCGGGGCTCACTTTGTCCTCCGGCTTCGGCGGCGGGGCTCCGTTTTCGTCGAGCGCGCCGTACCGCTCCTGGTAACGAGCCACTGCGGTCTGGAGCTTCTGGATCTCGGGGAAATTCTTGTTGTACCAGTCGCGGTAGGCTTTCGTCCCAGGGATCGTCGCGGTACCGTCGAGTTCGGCCTGAAGCGCGGTCTGCCTGGCCGCAATGGCATCGAACTCGCTCTGCTGCTTCAACGTTTGCGCCTTGGTCGCCACTTTTTCGTTGGCGGCGGCCTTCGTGATCGCTGCCGCGGTGGCTTCATCGAGCCCTGCATCCGCGATCAAATAATCGAACAGTTCTTTTGCCGTCATTGCGCGCCTTGGGGTCCGGGAGGAGGCCCGGCTGAGTTAGGACCGGGAGGTCCAATGGGTTGAGGTCCTCCGGGCGGCGGCAGCATCGGACTCATGCCCGCGCCGCCAGCGCCCGGCCCATGCATCGAGGACTGCACTGCATCGGGTAGAATCGAGGCCGAGAGACCGAGAATCGCTGCCACCGCCTGTTGAGTCGCCGGCGACGGGTTGAGCCGCATCAACGCTTGGCACCCGGACTGAATCTGATCGACCGCCGATTTGATCGGCCCGATGCCCGAGAGCAACTGTGCCAAAAACCCGGAGGCGCCGGGGCTGGCTGCTGCCCCAACTCCAGCGCCTCCGGTCCCCGGCGCGGTGGGCAGATCGGGCAGCGGTGGCAGCGGGGCTGCCATCGCCAACGGATTGTTGGACGACGGTGCCATGGACGTTACGTTACTTGCAAGCCGGGGAGGCCATCTTGCCGAATCCCTTGCCCCCGCCTTTGCCGACCTTGGCCGAGAACCCGGTGGCCTTCTTTCCGAGACCGCCGGATTTGCCGCCGCCGGATTTACTGCCGCCTGCCATACCCTTCATGTCAGATACGCTCCTTTTTCACGCCGGATTTACGAAGTCCCGAGAGAGTTTGGGCCAGCCGGGACTGCTTGCCGAGCTTTCCGGGGGACGACGCTTTGGATCTGGCGAACGACTGCATGGACTCGCTTGCGCGCTTGGCCTTGGCTGTAAGGGAGCCTTTGTCCAGGTTCGCGTGCTCGATCCACAATGGGTCGTTGTTCGCCATATCCGTACAAGGCCATAATGCCTAGTACAAAAAACAGACGCAATGTTACAGGTGAAGATCGATTGACAAAAACGAGATTTTCTGAATCCGAATCTCGACGGCCTAACTCGTCTGCAACGTCACGTCGCCGCCGCCCGAGTTCGATAACTGCGGCGGCGCCTGGCCGGTTGCCTTGCGGCCTTGTGCGTTGGCAATCATGCCGATCCCCAGATCCTGTTGCATCTTCAACCGCTCCAATTCGGAGCTGGGCACGATGACGCTCGGTGGCGCGAAGTTCATCTTACCGAGATTCTCCATCAGCGTGAATACGGACAAGTAGCCCATTTTCGACAGCATGAGATCCTCCATGCGATCCTGTACGGCCGCCGAGTTCAGCAACGACCCCGGCTTAAAACTGAACTGGAACGACTTGAACATCTCGCGGGCACGTTGATACTCGGGCCGCGGGCTATCGATGCCCAAGGCGCTCTCGGACGACGCGATGTCGCCAAGATCGCCGTCTGGAATGTCGTCTGGGATGAATGACCGGGGGTTGAAGTCGGAATCCTCTGGGGTGACCGCCGATGGTCCGAACTTGGCGATGCGCTTCGAGAGCGAATCGAACTCGGCAATGCAGTACAGATACATCTCGGCGAATTCCTTCATGAAGCCCTCCAGAATGCGGGATCGAAGGCGCACACCCGGCGTCATGGCCTTCATGAGGGTTTCGATAGTATCGTCGGACGGAAGCTGGTTCAGCCTGGCGATCTGTGAGATGTCGGCCGTCCCCGAAAGCTGCTGTATCATCTCCTGAATCCACTTGATATGAGCCCAGAGCGATGCGTCGAGAGGGTTCGGATAGACCACCTGGATGCCCTTGCCAGAGGACAGGTTCGTCTTGATCTGCCAACCGGCCGCGCGTGAATTGAACTTATTGAGTTCGGCGCGGGAGACGTTGCGATCCGCTACCACGCCCGGCTGGGCAAGCTGTGCCGCATGATCGTCGATGATTCTCAAGAGCGCATTGAGAGAATCGACGAGGGGCATTACGTCCCAGAGCGGAGCTTTGCCTAGCCAGGATTTTGGCCACGGGTTGAGCGTGAGTTTGATGAGCGGAAACATCCCGTGCCAGTACGGGGATGGCCCATCGTACAACAGGGCGCCGCCGCCCCACACGATCATGCGGCCAAACGGATAAAGCGGCTGGCCGGGTTTGACGATGTACGACCAACGAGTTTCAGGCACGGGGCCTTGGTCGTTCTTGCCCCACTGGCCCATGTAAACCGGCTTCAAAGCCTTGTTGAGCCGCGAGTCCTTGAGGTACATCGTGTTAACGAACACGGTCGGCGAGCCTGGAATGCCTTCGTCGTCGCCATGCTGCTTCGACAATGGGCCGAAGTGGCGCTTAGCGCCGGCACCAAACGTCCGGGTAAACCAGCCAAAGATACCGGGCTCGCCGATGTCGGCTTTGACTTCCTTGTGGAACTCCTCACGGACCCAGTCCGGGGTACGGGCCTTGCGGACGATCATGCCCTTGGCGTCCTGGCAGGTGTGGTAGGAGATCGGGTCGATGGGGAAGACCGAGCGGGGATCTTCGGCCTCGACCATCATGTCGTTGATGCGACGAGAATAGTACAAGTGTACGAAACAGGTCCCAGCGACCGTGTAGTAGCGAACGGCATCGGCGATGCGTAGGTCGATGCAGCGCGAGGTATACCAGTCTTCGGCGTCCTTGTTCGAGAGGCGCGCTTGCCGCTCGTACTTGGGATTGCGAGTCGCGTAGTTCCAGAAGACGCGCGTATCGGTCAGTAGCGCGGTCAGGTCCTCGGCCGTTTTCGCCACGAGGTTGGCTTTGGTGCGGCTGAGAGATTTCGGCCCGGGGATGTACGAGACGGTGGACTCGCGTTCGTGAGAGAAGATGGCATCGATGGCCTTGGAGATACGGTCGTAGCCGACTGAGGACTCGACGAACTTCTGGCCGATCTTGAGACGGTTCTCGGCCCATTCGACGATAGCGTAGTCCTTGGTACCGGGAGCGGCGGCGTCGTCACGCAACGGCGGGAAGTCAAAGAAATC